ATACTTATATCTACTGCTACTTGATGGTGTGGTATCATATGTTGTAAGTATTCATTATCTGTTAAGTAACCTCTACATATATCGCTTTTTGTTTTTCGGTATGGATGTACCAGTTTGATTACTAAAAAAAATAGTATAAGAATTGACACCCCCAAACAGATTAATATTTTATAATTTTTCATATTATATTATAACCACATTTTAAACAATAAAGGGAAATTCAGAAAATATCTGGATTAGGTCGCATTTTAAATGTTCAAAGGTGTAAAAGATATTATATTTATATAACTAATTTTTTACATTCGTTTATACATTATTTTCTTACATTAGGTACCGTTTTTTTAAACATATCTTAACTTATTCGTTTTAGTATTTTAAAATATTTACATTAAATTATAAATATTTTATTTAATATTATATTTCACTTATTGCTCCTCCTCTGGGGCACTTCGAGAACTCTTATTTGACTTAACTTCGGAACGTTGTAGCGTCCAAACCTCTCCCTCTCTCGGACCTTCTCCGCGAAGTCTCACCTGAACAGAACCCTTGTTTCCTCCCGATCGCCTATTATCACGTCGCCCAACACCTCGCGTCCTGCGGTCACCATGGCCTCGGGGCTCGCCACGTGGACGTCGCTCACCACGCTCACCGCCATCCTCATCACGATTCTGCTCCTGAAGCTTACGATTCTCGTTTCGCGTTTCACACATAAGCAGTCCTCCACCAACTCCCGTAATATCCGATGCTTGGATCTTATGTTCGCCACCACTCGTCTCCTTCATCTTAAAATCCACGTATTCTCCTTGAACCATATACCTGTATTGCTCTGTACCAACCACAATACCTGTATGGTGGACAAAAACATCCTGTCCAACCATGTTGTCATCCGAAGAACGGACAACTGTTAAAAAGCCATATCCGGCTTTATTATTGAACCACTTACAACGTCCGCTATGGACCATGTCACTGTCAAAAACACTTGGGGGTGTATCGCTATCTGTTTTGCTACTCATTATACACTACAAAGTGGTTTATTCTTTAAATATTATTTTATATTTACTTAATTTTAATTGCTAAAAAATTGAATTATATTCCAGTATGTTCAGTTTAAGACATTCTACATGGTATTAACAAGAAAACAAACTTCTGAACAAAACAACTCACAACCGAATATGTCAACAACAACAACAGGAATTGTATCTCAAAATACAAATATTGCACATACTTTAAAAAATGTATATAATAAATTATCATTAACACCGATAGGAGGATTCATTCTTCTTGTCGTGGTCACCGTTTTCGCACATTGGTCTCTAGCCAATTTATACATATATCTTTGCGCACCACCTTCATTTTATGGATTATTTACAACAGTGGTTTCTCTGGGATCGCCTATGTGTTATTTTATCAATATCGCACAAGTTGAACTGGCTAAACATTATATTACAATATGGGGTAGTGCAGGGGTTGTTATTATTGCATGGATGTTTGCAAAAATATCAATTAAAAATAATAGTAGCTAATTAACGGCGCCGGCGGCGGCGTCTCTTCTTACGTTTTGTCATGCGTTTACGACGACGCTTGTGAGATCGTTTGTGATGCTTGGAGGAACGCTTGTGGTGTTTGCGGTGCTTTCTGCGCTTTCTACGAGTCTTTCCCAATAAACGTTTAAATGGTGAGGTAAGTAATCCAGAGGCTCTGTCCCCTGTGGTTCCCGCCAAGTCCAAAAAGTCGCTTCCAGTTCTTCCCGTGAAGTCTAACATATTTTCACCAAGCTTTCCAACAATTGGAACATTTCCAACAATATTACCAGTTCCGCGAGAAATATCATCAAAACTGTCGGCCCCAAGACGCGCAACGTTTCCGACTAAACCTCTACGAGATCGACGACTAGATCTTTTGCGACTACGGCCGCGATTTCCTGCATATCGTGTTCTTGCCATTATATATTAAATAAATATTCTTTTTTTTTGTAAAATTGAAAGCTACTTAATAAACAATCGTCTAAATAATAATAATATGAAGATTTGCAATACCCCATACGATGAAACGCATGAACAGTTGGAAATATTTAAACAATGGGATTTCCCATTGTCCAACTTTCAAAAATGGGCAATATATGCCATGCTAAATGGATATTCCGCATTAATTACAGCACATACTGGTTCAGGGAAAACACTTCCAGCGGAGGCGGCCATTCAATACTTCACTTCGCTAGGTAAAAGAGTTATCTATACTGGTCCAATAAAAGCTCTCATTAATCAAAAATACAACGAATTTACAAAAAAATATCCTGATATATCATTTGGTATTATCACGGGTGATAATACATTTAATCCTGACGCGACAGTATTAATTATGACCGCTGAAATTTTGAGAAATACTCTATTTAGAAAAAAGATTACCAACCTTACAAAAACAGAAAATAAATCTTTGCTTTCATTTGAAATGGATATTGATTCAGAATTGGGTTGTGTTGTTGTTGATGAAGCACATTATATTAATGATCTACATAGAGGTAGGGTTTGGGAAGAGACTATCATGTTGTTGCCTAAAGATATTCAAATTTTATTGTTATCCGCTACTTTAAATAAACCTGAAAAAAGTTTGATACCTCTAATTGAAATGAGAGGCGGTCCAGAAGTATTTATGTGTCCTACACCAAAAAGGGAAGTCCCTCTTAGTCATTATGGTTATTTAACAATACCCCCATCTCTATTAAAAAATATGAATTCTTCCGACAAAATTAAACATGCACCGATGTTTAACAACCTTTTACTTCTAAAAGGTCCCGAAACAGGTGAGAAATTTGAAGAAAAAAAATATGAAAAATTCAAAAAAACAATTGATTTCATGAATAAAAATAAAATTCGTGTAAACCGATTCTTTGTTTTAAATCAAATTGTAAATCTTCTTAAAACACGGAACCTATTACCAGCTATTATGTTTGTATTTTCACGACGACAAGTTAATATACTAGCTTCCAAAATTCAACATATGCTCCACGATGAAGGTTCCACAATGCCAACAACAGTCGATAAAGCATGTGAAAAACTTCTAAGAAATAAATTAACTAATTGGAAGGAATATACTGCACTACCTGAATACTTGACTATTGTAACACTTCTTCGTAAAGGAATCGCCATTCATCACGCGGGTATTTTAAAAGAATTTCGCGAAATGATTGAACTGCTTTTCGATAGCGGTTATGTAAAATTATTACTGGCAACAGAAACATTCGCAGTTGGTATCAATATGCCTACTAAAGCCGTTGTATTTACTTCCGTAGAAAAGTTTGATGGTAACAGCTTTAGGCATCTGCACCCATCTGAATATACTCAAATGGGAGGTCGCGCAGGTAGAAGAGGCATTGATGTTAAGGGGGTGGTTATTCATCTTAATAATATGTTGACGCGTGATGATTTATCATCTAAAGACTATCGTCATATGTTAACCGGACCACCCAAAACGGTGCAATCCAAATTTACGATTCACCCCAATCTAATTCTTCAACTAGTTTCAACTGGAAATGTAAACTTCGCTGACTTTATATCCGGGAGTATGATTTCAAAAGATATAGATAATAGTCGCGGAGAGGTACAAAAGGAACTTGATGAAGTAAACTATAAGATAAATACTAGCGTGGGTTCTGTATTTAGAACTCCAAAGGAAACTTTGGATAGGCTATGTTATATTGATGAAAAAATACCACTACTAAAACCTAAAAAAAGGAAAGCATTGCAGAGAGAATATCGCTCACGTTTGGATAGTACGAAATTTATTAAAACTGATTATGAAGATTACAAAAAAAGTCTCGTATTGATAGAAAAGAAAAATAGATTAAAAAAAGATATGGAAAATATCAATTCATGGGTTTCGCGCACATGTAATGCGCAAGTTGAAGTATTGCAAAATGAAGGATTCATTGATAACGATATGAAAATAACAGAAAAAGGTACATTTGCAACGTATTTACAAGAAGTATTTTCGTTGCCAATTGCTGAGCTTTTGAGCAATGGATGGTTGAATGGTCAGTCGGCTATATCAATAGTTAGTATATTATCATGTTTTACTAATATGAAGTTGTCTGACGAACAATCTGTTCTATCGGTGAAGGGGATAAGTGCTCCCGATAAAACCAAAAAAGCGGTAGAACAAGTTGTACTGTGTTATAATAAATATACAGATATATTGAATGCATTAAGAATATCAAACGTAGAACAGAATGGATTACATTTTAATCTATGCGAACTAGTATATAAATGGTGTGGATGTAATGATGAAATAAGTTGTAAAAAGGTTATTGCTGAGTGCAAGTCTTATGATATTGGATTAGGTGATTTTGTCAAGGCGATCCTCAAGATCAATAATATTGGAAAAGAATTAGAAAATATTGCAACGATCTCTGAAAATTTAGACCTGTTGTCAAAACTCAAATCTATCCCCGATCTCACACTTAAATTTTGCATATCCAACCAATCATTGTATATTTAAAAAAATAGGTGGAAACAACCCATGAAAAAAATAAATAATTTCATATTATATAATATAATATGAATGGTAAATGTAGAAGAACGAATGGCTGCTGGAGTCGCGCAGCCCCAAGAAGGCGTGTGTCATTTATTCCAAAAAATGTGGTAAACCAGCCTAACCCAATTCCACCATTATATAGTTTACCTCAATTTAACGATATTAATTATAATAATCTCTCCGTTGATCAAAAAAAATTATATAATCACTTTAGTAAAAATTTTACAATCGTTCAAAAGGAAGAGGAGTATAGACCCGATGGAAAAAATACACCCCACTCTATAATAAAAATATTTCAAAAACATTTTACCGACGGAACTGTTAGGATTAGAGTACCAGGCGTATATCGTTTGATGGAAAATATTTCATTTAAACCCAATGAAAATGAAATAGATCCTTTTATGCCAACTGCCGAACAAAATGTTATAGGCGGATTGTACCCTCAAAATATGATGGGTCCATATCATTTAGGTTTTTTTGCTGCAATAACCATAGAAGTTGATGGGGTTATTCTGGATTTAAATGGAAAAACATTATCGCAATCTGTCGAGCATAATTTCCAACAGAGATTCTATGCTAATATTGAATTGGCAAATGCTCCATTTATTACAGGGAAAGGACCCGCTAATTTTCAAGGTGCCATGGAATATAAAGCTCCAAACCACGTATTGGTTTATAATGGAAAGTTGGGTTTGTCTTCTCATCATGGAATTCATGGAAACACCGCGATGAATGTTATGTTATATAACTTGTCCATTGAGACGTTTGAAGTAGCAGGTATTGCGCTTAATGGTACTATTACAGCCATACTTGCAAAATTATATATCCAAAACAATAATACAAATATTAAAATACTTTCTACATATTCTCAGGCTCGGTTTATTAGAAGCTTTTTAAAATTAGTATCTGATGATGAGAAATTAAAAATCCAAGGAGAAGATAAATATTATAACGATATTAGGGGGGACTTGCACGATGATTTAGATAATACATTTTCAGCGTTTAAGGATAATAAACCTATTCCGGTGAGTTATTTTAATAATACTAATAAAGGTTATGATGGTAACGTATATGGTATTGTATTGAACGTCAATGGTCCTGTCGTAGGACCATTTCTAACCAAACAGGCATATGATAATTTGACAGATCCAGGAAACACTGATATTTATTTTGAGACAATACATATTTATAATTTGGAATCTCATCCCATAGAAATAATAGGAATCAAAAATCCAAACGGTGATTCCGGTGCGTATGGTAAAAAAATGCAAGCAGGGCCAATTGGTGATATTTTTCAAATAATAAATAAATTTGTTAATACAGGTGGGAAATATATCGGGACATCGTTATCAAATGCTCAGGTTCTGATAGCCAAGAGTTCGTTATCAAATAAAGGAACCACGTCGATAACAACAACAGGAGAGATTAATACATTGGATTGGGTTGAAAAACAACAAGATCTTGGAACTCTGACATCAGAATGCTATTTAGTTGGTGGTGGAGATTCCATGGGGCATACTATGAAGGGTAATATAGGATTTTTTATTTCTGGTGGTACAAATATCACAGGAACAAATATCAATATCAATGGAATAAAAACAAATGGAGACAATGTTGGTAAAAAACTTTCCGATATTCATTCTTATCTTGATGGTACCCCAATTGTTCCAGAGATAAGAAGTAAATTAGGATCTTCAGCTGTTGATATTTTATGCACAGCCTGTTCAAATATTACGTTTCTACAAACACAAAATAATTTAGGTGAACCGATATCGGAAAACAAGGGCGTTGATACACTCGTTGGTAAAATTGAAAAATTAAATGATTCTACAAATATCATTGTTAACTAATTATTATCATTATATATATTTCTATTTCATTTAAAGATGAATTATTTATTTATATAATGATATCAACCGAAATTTTCTTTTTGCATTTTGTATGCTATTGGGGGATGGTATTTATATATGATAGAAATGTTAAAAAAAAGTGTTTTTATAATTCCGTTGTATTAAGTTTGAAAAATCAATTGCTGTATACTTATCCAACAATATATATATTATTTGACTATTATCCGATAAAATATGATAATTTTATGTTTTCATTTTTATATATACCGGTATTAGTAATAACGGGTGATATATATTTTTATATTTCCCATTATCCATTACATTCAAAATTATTGTTTAAATATCATAAGACACATCATACAGGTACTACGCATGTTGCCAAGTCGTTAGATGCAGATTTTATAGAGCATGTTTTTGGAAATTTAGGGTCATTTTTATGCGGAATAGTTCTATTGAAGTATTTTAATCATATTATTAATATTTACATTTTAGGTTTATGGATCTGTATAGTAACTCTTAATGTCTGTATAAGTCATATAAATAAATATTCTAAGTTGAATAATGGTTTACACAAACTACACCATAAAAGACTAAATTGTAATTACGGTAATGGATTTTATATCATGGATAAATTATTTGGTACATACAGAAAAAATTATTGATAATTATCAGAAAATAGTAATTTTATTATTATAAATATATAAAAAAATAAATTAAATATATTTATAATGGGTAACACTTTTTCAGTAAATAAGAAGAAAACAATAATTAAAAGAAAACAACGCAAATTAAAAAGAAAACGATCATTTAGCAGTGGATTAACGCAAGATAATAAATATGATATTGATACAATGGGCGTGAATGTTAAATTTATTTGTTCTAATGGCGACGTTATTAAAATTAAACCAAAATATTCATATACATACAAAGGTGTTCCGGGTGGGTTTTATATGTAATCATTTACAAATCGGTCCTGCAAATACCATAAAAAAACAAAAGAATGGAAAAAGAAACATTGTAATTACTAATAATTTATATGGAATAAATACAGCATAACTGAAAATTCTAAAGCATTTGTCATCTTTTTGTCTGTATTCCAATAAAAGTTTGTTTTCATCATAAGAAACAAAAATATTATCATAAATATCATCTGCCGTACCTGGCATATATTGAAAGTATAGTTCCTCGAATTCATTGTCTAACATCATTAAGAATTCCATAGCAAGTGAGTTTAATATCATGTTTTGTATATCCTTCTCCACAAATACAACCCATATATTAGCAGTATACACTAATATTGTAAATGAAAATTCCTGAAATGTATCTAAAATAGCTGTTATATTATCTACTTTATTCATTTTTTTCAGACTAAGGCTATTTGTAATATTATCCCATAGGAAAAAACTACGAACAAAATATATCAAACAAATGCCACTGATCATCATTTTATTTTCGAAAGAGTCGCCATTTGTACAAATGGCTCCATTATAATTTTTAACTTCATGTAAAACTAAAGAACTATATAATAACCATTGACTTATAAATACTAATATAGGTAGGGCCAAAATCAATGAAAAAATATGAGAACAGTATATCTTATTGTGTTTTTTTAACTCTTTATTTAAATATCCTCTTCTAAGATGATATTTGAAAAGACTGAACATCCCAAAAGATGGAGATGCCTTCACTATTTCTTTCTTCTCTTCCGATGTTGCCATTCCGTCAGGTTTTATAGGCGAATAAAATCCAGGTGATACCTTTTGCGTATGTTCTCCACCCAATAATAAATGATCCATCATTTTTAATTTAAAATTTTTACATACCAATGGAAGAGCCTCGCAAACATGTGTACAATACGATTTTTTATTACCGTCTGAATTAAATTCTGGAGAGAAACTTCTTTTTGTTACAATTGTAAGTTGTTGTCTGTCCGGGGGATGAGATGGAGGCGAAGGTGGAAATGATCGCCGTTGAGGAGACGAACAATGTTGCACTTTGCTCGCAAAATCCGTTGTCTGTATTTTTGATAGCATAATAATTATGTAATCAAAAAAATTATTAAGTTGTTTTGTTATAGTCTTTTAGTAGTTAAGTTGTTTTGTTATTGTCTTTTTAGTAGTGATATAGTATATTATCTAACAATTGGCCAATGAGCCCATCGGATCCCACAACGGGAATGATTTATATATATCGTTACCCCAAATCCTGATCTCATCGTCATTCAAATATTTTTTTGGTATTATTAATTGATATGTATATTCTTTGAACCATTCATTGCTGCATATTAAATTCCCTTTATAAGGTCCATCGTCCCCCCAACTATTCTCTATTTTCCAATAATTTATTGCGCCATATTTATCCAAATTGTACCCAACATAAACCATTGCGTGCGTCATTAAACTTTCACCATATTCTATTCTTTCCTTCTTATTCATTGTATCTTTTAAATTTAAAAAATTAATATAATCAAAAGATTTTTTGTCTAATATTCCATGTTTTGAATTGAAAAATTGTCCAACATCGCTTCCAAACCAAATGGGAGTATTATCATCTATTGCATTTTTTGTTAGTGTGTGCAATCTATCGATATCCATATTTAAATATTTTACAACATCACCACCCTCAACATTCCCCAAATTTTCCACACCATAAATTTTTGAATAGTCATTTCTCGGATCATGTGTTAATGATACATAATCATTAAAGTCTATATTGCAAAATGTTTTCATAAAATTAATAGGAGTCCCATTGAAGGTTTTAACCTTTTCATCCGATTTATAATTCCAAGAAACATCATTGGGCGGCTCGCCAAAAAAGCGAATTAAAATCTCATATGTTTTTTGTAACGCTTTTTGTTTATCAAAATTTACACCGTTATCAAATATATCTTTGACAAACGTCCTGAACATACGTGACAATACCATATTAATACCAGCAGAATTACTACTATGTTTGCTCTCAGGATAAGCATTCTGCGGTACCAAACCATATTTATTTGCAATATTTGCAAACATTACCCATTGTCCACCATCTTCAAAAGGTTCTTTTAAAATATGACGCACCGTTCTCGAATGTATATCGGCTTTATTTTCAATTAATTTGTTAATTAAATTCAGATTATAATTCATCCTTTCAAGTTTATCATAAAAAAATACATAACTTTGTGAAAATTCAAAAGTTTCTGGTAGTTTTTGTTTTTTAATAACGTCCCTCCTCAACATATTTAATGCTGCAAAAATCCAACATCTTCCTGTTCCTTCTTGATTAGAGCATGTTACCTTTGGGGTTATTTCATGTGTCATAATTGAAGGAGCTTGTGATATATCACGAGGAGTACTAACACTTGACAATAAATTATTATGAAGGGAATAATTTGTTGTTTCTGGTCTTTTAAAGCTAGAAATATTCATTTCTATTAATAATAGTCATCTCTTTATATAATTAATTTAAAATACAACAGCAAAAATAACTACGAACTTCTCTTTTTGCTAGAGAGTTTATGGTAATAACCCCTTCTGCTTCGGTGTATAAATCTAGTCAATCTGCATAATTGTGCGGAAGTGTAATATAAAGACGTCTTGCCTTTTTTCCTGCAAGCCTTTCAACGTCCCCAACATGTGGCGCATATCCGGATTCAAATAACTCCAAAAAAGCCCGTTTATACTGATTTTCTAGACGATCCGGTGCACATAAAACAAAAAGTTCCTGTTTCCCACATGCAAATCTCTCCACCAGAGCCTTAAAATTATGTCGCAATTGTGTTTGGAATTTTTCCTTTTCTTTTAACCATCTACTTTCATATAGCGAACTAACATCATTCCAACTTGGAATTGCTAAACTCTCACCATCGGTATTGGTCTCTGTCGTTTTTAATAAACTCTCCTCCATTATGAGTAATAAAAATATTTTAATTTGTATTATTTCTACGTATTTTTATAACAATAGATTTCATATGAATTCAGAAATAGGTTTTCCGATTGCAATAGGCGCCGCTACTATTTTAGGAATTCTTTTCTTTTGGTGTACATATCGTCACCAAAGAGAACCAGTTAATGGTAGAGGCTCTGAAGATTCTATTAACGCTGCTCATGCCGCTAAGATTAGGAGAGAACTTTATATTGAAAATAATAGAAGGATGGATGTTGGAGAAACTAAATCAGAGATATCCGAACCTTCTGATAAAGACGATCTTGATCCATGAATAAATATAGTCCAAAATCATAGTAGTTATTGGGATCTATATTTTGTGAATTTATCGTCTTTCTTACCATTTTTAACTCCGAAAGATATACTTGATATTGAAACATACCGTCGCTTCTTACCATTTTATCGAAGACGAAACCTTTATGTTTTTTACTCAAAATTTCAGGAGTATTCATACATAAGTATAACAAAGTACATTCATTTTGTACCTTTCTTATAGATCGCATTGTATTATTAATAAAATCTAAATTTTCTGTCGTTGTCCAACTAGAATGGAATTCTTTAGCTCTATCAGTAAAATTCGCAATTCCTACAGTGTTTTGAATTTCAATAATATTAATCAAATCAACAAGTCTCCTAATAGGTGATGTTATATGCAAGTATTTATCTAAATCTAAAGCGTCGTGTTTTACCATGGTATTGAAATCTGTATATTTTCCTCCACTACCATGCCACCCTTTAAGGAAATTCAATATATTTTTATCCTTCAATTCCGATGGTAGCTCATTGACCCCGTAAGTCATTGAACGATATATGCCTATTTTATTTTCAAACATATATTTAGCACAATAATGATTCATTGTAATCATCAAATATGCAATCATATCATGACATGACTTAATAGAATCCAGATATTGATTATTTTTTTGCATATGTTTGACAATTTTACTAACTTGTTTGTATGTCGCATTATTATGCATCCGCGCAGTATCATAACGAAGATTAGCTTCCAACTTAATTACAGTATTTACTAACTTATATTTTGTAATTTCATATACACTATTTAAATGTATATCCAGTGATAACGCAAATCGCGAACGCCCTTCTTGTAAGCTACATAGTATATCCGATAGTATAGTTGGCATCATGGGCAATTTTCTATCAGGTAGATATATTGTTGATACTCTCTTTGAAAATGAATCCCATAAACCTAGGAAATCTAACCATAACGGTACATTTGCAATATAAATGCTAAGGATATATCCTCCAGATATACTCTGTATACCAAATGCATCGTCAAAATCTTTACTTGATGTTGGATCTATTGAAATTATATGTGATATATGTCTACGATCAGTAACGTTGTATTTGGCAATTATATCATCTACCATTTTCATTTCCGATTTCTTTTTTAATTCACATTTAACCGATTTAGTAAAAGTTTGAATTGAAGAATTCAAACTTCTACAGTATAATTGATATTGATAAAAGCTGGGGAGATCGGTAACCGGTCCCAGATTTTGATCAATATAACCTTTTGGGTGTTTACTATCCCAATCTCTATATTTAATAATGACATATCTATTTTTATTAGCCTTCTCAAATTGCGTTTTTATTTTATAACCAACTAGGAAAATTGGTAGGCGACAATCATCTGGTACACATTTATATAGGAATTTTCTACTGACTTTACCGTATGTTCTATTACCTTCTAATAGCAAAACACCCGCAATTGTTCCCCTTCTTGTAGGAGAGTTGCGAATAGTAATACTATTGTCTTTATTTTTATCAAATATGTCAAAATTAAATAATTTATTATTAACTGGGTCAATTAAACCCTTAGTAATAATATCGTTCGTGGTGCGACTATTGGCAGTGTAATTAATGTAATCTCTGTCTTCCGAGACAAAACGATACATTGTGTTGATAATAATAATAGTTTTGTTTGTTTTTAATCAATTTTACTTAATTTTGGAGAGACATTATCCTTTTTAAATGCGGGTTTATCCGCTTTAGGAACCGTCTCTATTTTTGGAACTGTTTTACGTTTAATATTTTGTTTTTGCATTAATTGGATTATTAGATCAGGAAGGATTGCTATCGTATTCATGTATGTCCTATATTGAAGGACGCAAATACTAGACATCTCCTGATATGCAATGCTGTAGCACCAATATGCTGGAATTGCGATTATTGTACCCTTGTCTAATGTTATATCAAGTACTTTTACCTTATTGAATTCGGCCTGCTGAGAATGATGTACATTCCATGGATTTATAGGTGACCTATATTCTGCATGCTCGTAATCTTTTTGAATATTCAGATATTTTGAATAATGGGGTGGGATTAATTTCATTTTAATAGAACCAGATGTGACATATAAATAATTTCTATAACTATTATGATATCTTAATGGGGTAATTGAATTTTTTGAACCGGACCAAAAATCATAGATGCACTTTGATACCATATGTGGTCTGAAAAATTCATCGTTATACTTATAATGTTTGATTATACCTGTTTCATCTAAAAAATCCACGTTATTCTCTGTTATAAATTTACCATGTGTATCGGATTGGAATACCCGAATGGCTTCATTAAGTACGAGGGGTAAATATAATTCATTATTATTATTATGATCTAATGTATTTCTTATTTTTACATCGAATGCACCATAATTGTCATCTAAAAGAGCCAACGTACAATTGTTAACTATGTTATCAATGTTCATATTTAAAACAACCGGTTGTCTAAGATCACAAATTTCTTCTAATTTTTCTTTGGTTGGGTTATCAATAGTATATATTTCTAAATCACTACTTGTTTTCATATGATACTGAATATGGAGGTATAAAAATAATACAATACAGAATATAAATATGGTTATAAGGTACTTCATAATACTAATAAACGAGAAATGATTCTATCCATTTGACCGTAAACTTATTCGTCTATTTTTGTAGCTACGAAGAATCTTACATAACTTTTACTGTCAATGCTCTCCGAATCATCTAGAGAATAATGAATCTTCACAGGTTTATCGTTACTACTATGAAGATAAACTACATTATTTAATTTATTAAAATTGCATGTTTGGACTATATAATTGGTACTGACGTCGACATCCAATTCAAAGTCTTCCTCAATTGCAAGCTCTTCAATATCGTCGTCCTTAATAGTAATATTCATAGCACCCGCATGACCATCTGCGATAACAGATACACTTTCTTCATTGCATTTAAATTTTATAGTATCATTAAATATTGCCATCTCATCAATAAGTTCCTTGAATATACCAGAGTTAATTGCAAGATCAACCTTATAATCATAATCGGGAATTGTTAAAATATCACAATCAAGATCAATCAATGGCAATTGAAATTCTTTAGATAGCGTCCCTTCTCCTTGAAAGTTAATTGACAATTTATCAACAATATCATCATCGCACTCCATTATGATCTCCTGTTGTTCTTTCCAACAATTAATGACCTTGAATAAAATACTACAACTTACTCCTAAAGTCATAGAATCAGCAGAATATGAATCAAACCATGATGATTGTATTTTTACTTCAACTAAACATGCATGACTTGAGTCTAGACCCTGGATATATAGACATTCGGGAGTCAGATTAATATTTACCAATTCAACAATGTTTTTTAAATATCTAAAAATAGCAGCTAGTTTACAAACCTTGGTCTTCTCTTTTATTGTGATGCGCATGTTATATCTGAAGGATGTCTTTATTAATATCTGAAGGATGTCTTTATTAATATATAAATAATAACAATTCAATTTTTGTTATTATTTATTTATTTAATTATTCTGTTACTTCTAAGGTTACAGACTGTTTTGATTTTTTAGAACTATTCCCTTGTTTTACTACATGTTGTTTAATGGCGGATAATTCTGCCTCCAATTTCTGCACAGTTTTTTGTAAGTTGCTAATAGCTTTCTGATGTTGGTTTAAACCAACAATTGTCATCTGTTTTTCCTGCGAGGAAACTTCCAAAAATTTATCCATTCTAGCTAATCTTGTTTCATGAAAATTAGCAAGTGTCCACAATTGTTGAATAGGTGTCCCGGAAACACCTCTTCTATTTGATACGTTATTATTTTCATAATTAGTATTATATTGCGGAATACTTTCGTTTCTTGCGGATGCAACTTTTCTGTTCATGGCGTTTGATGCTGACATTATAAAATAATATTATAACATATTTTCATAATCATTACGCAATCATATTCATTTTAATTTTAGAATTATATTTATAATCGTTTAGACTAAAATCATCTATTTCATAATCATTAATACAATCTCGCTTTTTAATCCTAAATGTTGGTGATGGGAAAGGCCTAATCTTGATTTGTTCATTGAGTGGCGCAATGTGAGATTCATAAATATGCGCGTCTCCTATAAAATGAACTAGTTTATTTGGAACCAGACCACAATGTTCTGCTAAAAGGCATACTAAAAATGAATAAGATGCAATATTGAATGGTACACCCAGCCCTACATCACCACTTCTTTGATACACTGCTGCAGATAACTCATCTCTATTGTTTACAGAAAAATGTGATAAAATATGACAAGGCGGTAATACCATTTCCTCTAGTTGACACGGGTTCCATGCTGACATTACGTGTCGCCTAGAGTAACGCGTATCCAAATTATTTAAATTATTTATAATATTCTGCAATTGATCAACCCCTTGTCCTTTATAGTTTTCATTACAATCAGAATAATCAGCATTAAAATGTCGCCATTGATGTCCATAAATAGGACCCAAATCACCCGGATTGGTATATTTAACCCCTATGCTCTTTTTAAATTCAGCGCTTGCATTTTTATCCCAAATCCCAACACCTTGATTGGATAAAGTATCGTTATTTGTATCACCATTAATAAACCATAACAGTTCTTTTATACATGTCTTCCACGCAAATTTTTTAGTTGTCAACACGGGAACTGTATTGTTTTTTAGAGAAAATACCATCTTTTCACCAAATAATCCTATTGTTTTACCATTCCTCCCATTCATAATTTCTCCATTTTTGATAACTCGTTCCACCAACCCCAAATACTCCTTTTCATTATTAATTGTATGGATACCACGTCCACATTTTAAAAATGCCGTTGATGCAATTTTAAACATTTATATATAAATCCTACAGTGTCATTTTTAATTTCTTTTCATAATGCATATACATGAATACTCCGGACGTTGCGAATAGTACAAATTCAAAGGGTTTTCTTACTAAAGTCATGGAAATGGATTCAGAAACTAAAAATGGTTTGATGAATGGGATCCAATATATGACTATGGCCGTAATGCCCATCGCCATCATTGACCAACTTACTAAAAGTTGGTTTTCTTCGACTAATCCTTCTGATAAAGGGTCTGTAGAACTTTTAGCAGAAGTTTTAGGACAAGCTGTATTAACACTTATTTTACTTTTTATGGTTCATAAACTAATTATAGCAGTACCAACATATACAGGAACACCTATGACTAGGATAAACTATTCAACTATATCTTTGGGATTTTTAGCAACCATTTTCGCCACTCATCCTGAAATTGGAGATAAATTATCTGTTATATTTAATAGATTGCAAGATTATTGGGAAGGTACTCCCGAAAATAGTCATAAAAAAAGAAAACATGACAACAGTAAGGTTTCGGTAAGTCAGCCAATATCCGGAGGACGTCAAAGTATTCCGACGCATCAAGCAAGTAGAGCTGATTATGCCACCAATCATGCCAAAATGCTACCTGTTCAAACTGGTCAGCCTCCCATCGTACCGAGACAACAACAACAAATGCCGCAGCAGCAACAACCGCAAAGTGAACCATCAAGTGGACAACAGATGTATGGGGGAAGTCAAAATCCCCTTGTTGGGGCCAGTATGCCAGCACAAGAACCCATGGCAGCAAATAGTGTAATGGGTGGCGGTTGGAGCGCTTGGTAAATTATTTAATTATCATAGCATCTTTTATCTCTAGCTCATTTCCCAATGATTTCTTTATATCAGACTCATTTTGTTTAATCTCCGTGATGTCCCCCCCACCCATAACTTGACGAGTAAGTTTAAAATATTCTTCAAGTAGTTTATCGTTATTCTCATAATCTGGGTGATTTTTTTGCCACTTAACCAGTTGTTTTATTTGTTTTCTAGTGACATTGTTAATTGATTTATCTATTTTAACATTGTCTCTGTCTTTCCCCCACTTGTTTTCCTCTTTGACATAGAATTGTAACCTTTTTCGATCTGAACAGTGTATTGGCCTTTCCGTTGGATCCATGTCTTTCAAATGTTTGACAAAAATATTACTTATACCTTTCGCATAACCATGCTCTTTAGTATATAATAGATCTTCAATACTAACCTTTACATTTTCAACAAAATCGGTTAGATTCATAGCATCCTTGCATTTTTCATTTAAAAATACATTGATCGTCATTTTCTTATTATTACAATTATTGTAATAATTGGTAACCCTGTCTTTAGATATGTCAGCCATAGTTTGAACCAATTGTTGTTGCTGTTCTATAAATTGATTGAACATTTCAAGAGTAATATTAGTATTTGTCTTCACTGTAGGTGAAGTTTTCAGGTTTTTTTCCCCGTTTTCAACCACCAAGTTCATGGTATTTAATTTGCACTTGTGTTTATGTTTACACAATCCTGACTGGTACTTGTATTTTTTACCACACACGCATATAAAATCCTCTACATCATCGTCTTGCGTTTTTTGATGGCGTTTTTTTTTATCCATTCCATGTTTAGCAGTCAATAAATGACGATTAAAATCATATTTATTGTGACTGGTATAGTGACATTTTTTACAATATCCGTAAGACCTTGCGTTTTTTGGCGTTATCCACATTATCCTATATATGGATAATAAAAAAACGCCTAAATTGATTTTTTTATTAATTGATTTTTTTTCATTGTAGGGAGGTTTTTTCATCATTTTATTTTTAGTTTTCTACAATGATGAAGGGGATGTCAAAAAACGTGCAAGTTTCGAGAGCATGGATTGCGCCATAAGACAAATCTGGACATTTCAAAAATGTCCAGATTACGAAATCCTGCGGATATTATTTTAAAAACTTTACACTATTCTATAATTTATTGCATAAAATACAGAATCCAAAATACTTGTTACTTATGATGAAGAGGGGAAAAGTACAATACTTTCTTTTGGTCCCGTTGTTCCTACACTACCAGGATATGGATAACCAGAAGTGAAAAATATTGCTTGATCTAACCATTCTTGATATTTTCGCGTATCCATTTGATATGTTATCCAATTTTTGGAATCAGCTTCCGGTGTGGGGAGCGTCGGGCGAGATTGTCCAGTTTCACCGTATTGTCCATATCTAAATTGCCATGTTGTAGATGAATCATCAACCGTTCGGAAATAATATCCAGTGGTCCCTGCGGATTGGTCCTTGTTTTTGACCCAAATTCCTCCTGTATAAGATGTACCAACTTCACTGTTTTCCCACTGCACATAACTACCAGTTCCGCCAGCTTCGTCGGTTATTTTCTGACCAGGATAGTTATTAAGAATCACCTCCTGCGGGATATAATATGGTTCAAGCAAATTGCAGGATGGATCTGTCTTATATAATACTCGGCTACCCTTTTCTTCACCCACCGGCGTTGTATCTGTAATTGTTAGACCAACTTTATATTCACTGGCTTGTTGTACTTGAATTTGATTTATTTTGATTGTTGACAAAACCTGAGAATTACTACTCGTTGTCATTTGCCATGAAAGAACCCCCGTATCTTCATTCCATTCAAGAGAATCTCTATTTGTAAGATCGGTGCCATCTAGTCCAAGTAATTGTATATCACTCAGCGTTGAGTTTACACACGTCCCCCATGAAAGGGTTGGATCAAACACTCCTGTAACACCGGCTGGAAATGTAACTTCCATATTTAATGTAGAATTTTCTGGTAAAATGATACCATCTGGTAAGCTACCAGTTAAACCCTTGACTTGTAATGTTAAAATAGAAGCAGTGGAGACTGGCGACGATTCATACCAAAATATATTTGGCGATAATGAACCGTATAATCCATTCCCCCCAGTCGTTCCTCCTCCAGAAACTCCTGATATTGTAGTTGTTTTATAAAATGTCATAGATGCTGTAACACCGGCTGGACCACTAAGCGTATTTGCCGGTCTTGCTCCCCCTTCTTTTGGAACAAAAAGAGAAGTTGTCGAGAATGACAGATTGGGGTTTGGCGGTATTTCATATACTATATTAAATTCTTGGTCGCCAGTTGATGAAAGTTTTGGATAACTTAAAGTGGTATTATTCGTATCAGCTCCTGCTATTAATGTCGGCATTTCAACATTATTTATTGTAATTGATTTCAAAAATAAACCGGTTCTATCGCCTTCGGAATCCTGTTTATATGCCGTCACAAATCCTTTTATTTCCGCCGCAATTGTTTTACCATTCCATTTACTTCCTCCGTCGGTGACGGAAATGAGACGTGAAGCTACACCTGTGGCACCTGCAATTGTTACAGTTATATTTGCGTCATTTGTTTGATTTGGAAATATATTGGGCAATCTCAAATAGAAGTTTGTCAGCGACGCCTCAGCATCACCCAAGTCGGTGAATCCCAATCGCGGACCTGTTGGAAGATTTAACACATCAGGGGGATAATCTATTGTAATTGTTCCAGTAGATTCACCTTTAGTAGTGCTGACATTAACATAATTTTCTCCAGACTTATAAGCTGTTGTTCCCGCCTGTGATGTACCAATGGTTACTACACCTGTCCCAGTGGGCGCATTTGTGGGTATAAGTTTATATGATGGGCCACTATTTTGTTTCATCCATGGGCATATTTGGATTTCACCTGTTGTTGGTGCATAAACCAAATAATGTGTAAAGCGACTACTGGGGCCTGTGCCACCACCGTAGTGTGGTGTGTGCCATGGTGTGAATTGTGCCGTATTACCAACTTCATTTAAACCACCAGTTGTTAGTGGTGTCATAGCCAACTGCTTAGTTGCAACCATCCAACTTCTATTCATTTGTGGAATAATCTCCGCGACGGTGGTCGCAGATAAAGTGGTCGGATTCAAATAATCCATTATATTGGGGTTATTTTCCAATGGAATTGATTGGCAGTTTTTGTCTGCCATGGAATTAAAAATAATAGACCCCTGTGCTTGATTTGTTGTACCCGCGTAATTACCAATTGCTATTGCATTACAACCCGTTACCCCGAATTCTCCCGTTGCTCCATTGACGTAAACTTTATTTCCTTGATCGGAACTACCTGCAAGTTCCCCAATTGCAATGGATCCTTGATATTGATTTTTAAATCCTGCAAATGTACCAACGGCAATATTTGAGGTATTCTTTGTACCCGAGGATTTGCCCTGAGAATCAAACCCCGCTCCATATCCAATCGCTATTGCAGGAGTAGGAACATCGTCTACTGATCCTACCCCTTGCTGCTGGTTACCTGCTTCGGTGCCAATGGCAATACAATTGGACCGTTGTTTAATTTTTCCTGCTTGAGTACCAATTGCTATAGCTTTTGTCCCCTGTTGTCCTTCACCCGCAAATTCTCCCATTGCTATAGAACTTCCCCCTGACAACTGTGTTGTACCACCTTGACGATCAAAGCCGGCATATGGGCCAATTGCGATGGAGTTTAACCCTTGGCTACCATTTCCTGCGAAGGTACCCATTGCTATAGCATCTCCCTCCTGATCTATTGCTCCTGCCATGAATCCATAAGCCTGTGCACCACCAATTCCCGAGTTTAATAACCGTTGATTTATATTACCAGCCAAATACCCAACCGATA